GCAAAGGTTATGCTTGATCTATCTACCCTGCGTTTCATGGGATCAGTAGCAATTTCATCCATTCCCGATATGGGGCGGTTGGTAGTAAAGCATGGCTACAAGCGTGTATTTGGGGACGCTTTTGGCGCGCTGATAAAGGATTTCAAAACTTTCCAATTGTCCGCGCAGGAGCTAAGACTTGCCGGCGGCGCCCTCGATCCTATCATTCACTCCCGTGCAATGGCGTATGCTGACGTCCTGGACGAGTTTACCGGCCGCACTATGCCGGAGCGAATAATCCATACGACAGCTAATAAGATCGGTGTCATCGCCGCCTTTGACTATTGGACCTCGGCCATGAAACAGTTGGCCGGCGTTCTCGACGTTGCCAAGATGATGGACTCGATTGATCTTGTAGTGAACGGTGGTGGAAAACTGGACGAGATAAAGAAAGCCACCATCTATCTCGCAGATAATGGCTTCAATGAGGACCTCGCCCGTAGGGTGTGGGATGAAGTGCAAAAGGGCGGCGGTGGAAAAGTGAACGGCCTGTGGCTGCCGAATACTGAAAGTTGGAAAGACCCTGAAGTTGTGCGAGCATTCCGCGCCGCCATTCGACAGGCAAATGACAATACAATCATCGCGCCGGGACTTGAAGTGCCATTGATGGCCAACGCTTCAATGGCGATGCGACTCTTGTTCCAATTCAAGAGCTTTACTCTTTCCAGCCATACAAAGGTGTTAATGGCTGGTTTGCAGCAGAAAGATATGGCCCTACTGAACGGGATTGGATTATCCCTTGCACTTGGAGCATTTTCGTATTACACTTGGGCCGTTACGGTCGGCGGCGATGCGTATGACGAAATGCAGAATGCAGGCCTGGATAAATGGTTCGATGAAGCCTGGGCACGGGCGGGCCTCACCGGCGCCTTTTCGGAGGTGCAACGCATCGCAGAGCGGCTTCCACTCACGGCGCCGTACGCAAACCTCAGTGGGGATCGCACAACCAATCGCGCGGGCTCCTCATTTATTGAGGCGTTGCTTGGGCCAAGCTTTGATACAGCGACCACAGTTGCGGGCGTTCTTACCGGACTTGATGATCCAACGCAGGCGACTATGCATCAGTTTTTCAATCTACTCCCCCTCAACAACGTCTTCTACCTACGCAGGCTGTTCGACATTGTTGAGGAAGAACTCTCAACCAATCTCCCCGAAAGGCGCGAAAAATGACTGTCTCTGTTAACGACGCGATTTCCACCTTTATTACGAATGGTGTAACAACCGCATTTACTTATGATTTCCCGTGCGATAATTCGGATGAATTGAAAGTATATCTGGATAATATAGAACAGGTTTCTGGCTACACAGTTAATCTGACCAGTAAAACTGTCACATTCACAAGCGCACCAGCCTCGGGGCAGGATGGTGTTATTGCCAGATTTACACAAGTCACGCAACAAGTAGATTACAGTCGCACGAGCAACAGTGTTAATTTGAGTGCACTCGGTGCTCAGCTCGATGAAATTGTATACCGTATACAGGAACTTGACCGCGATATCACGCGCGCAATAAAAGTTAATTTTGGTGTTGCTGAGACGGCTTTACCAGACCCTGAAAGTGATAAGCTACTCGCGTGGAATACAGCCGCCACAGCGTTAGTGAATAAAGCAGTGGCACAGCTTGATCTTGTTGAAATTATTAACACAGTTGACATGGCACCAAACAGCGCCACTGCTGTTCCGAGCCAGTACAGCGTCAATGTCGGGAAGCTCCAGAAGGTCGCCACGCGCACGGCATTGAAGGAGCTTACGACACGCATTCATTCGGTGGTCTATCTTTTTGAGAGCGGCCGCGAAGGTATGTTCGTATTCTATTCGTCCGACCTTTCAACCGAGGTCGCGGCAGACCCGGAAGAAGGCGTCTACGTCGCGCCGGACAGCGATGCAACCGGGGTGTCCGGCGCATGGGTTAGGCAGTTTACCAAGCTTAGCGTTGAATACTTTGGCGCATCCGCTTCGGCCACGCGGGCCGCGAACACCACCGCGATTCAGGCCGCCATTAACTTCGCGCAGTTGTATACGGGATATCTCTATTTTCCAGCGCTGTATCCTACATCGGGTCCCATCACCGTATCGAAAAATATCGTACTTGAGGGCGTTAGCGCCTTCACGTCGGGAATTAGCACAAACAGCGGCGCCGCAATCAGCCTTGTCCCTTCGACGCTGATTTCCAACAACAATACCTGGTATGGCTTCCGCTACCTTTCGATTATCTCAACAGATGCTGGCGCTCACTACGGTGTTGAATACTCGTCCACAGGCGACGAGTACCTTTCTAATTGGGAGATGGTCGGATGCTATCTGTCTGGCACGGCAGGCGGCGCCTCCTTCGATAGTTCGGGCTCAACGGTCGGCATCTTCTCCTGCACGATTCGCCGTAATTGGTTCAACAACGGAATGGTCATCAAGGATGGTGGTGATTCCATCACCATCACTGAGAACACCATCAACGGCAACGGCATCGGCATCCTAGTCAACGCCCTAAAGACCGGCGCGCGCCAGCTTGTCATCCGAAACAACAACATCACCACGCTTTCAGAGTGTGTGTACCTCCTAAATGTCCCCGGCGGCGCGATCGTAGAATCAAACTGGATGGAGACGCCATACTATCTCGGCTCGTATACTGGCACGACGAACGCTCTCTGCTACGTTCAGGCGTCTCCGAACACCCGTATCATCCGCAATACGATCCAGCCGCTTGCCTCAGTTGGCGGTGGATTTGTCCCTGCCGGCTACGCAATACGCCTGAACGTGTCCGGCTCCGCTAGCTCTATCACAGACAACTCCATCGCTATTGGCGGCACGGGCCACATTCAGATCGGCGCTGGCGTCTCCAACACACTGATCGCGAATGATAACAATTTCGATGTGACCGCAGTCATCACGGATGCGGGAACAAGCACGTTTGGCGCCGGCAATTCGCCTGGCGTATTCAACCAGCGTGTCACGTTCCGCACCTCTGCGCAGTACACATCCGTCATCTCTGCCGAATGCACCGACGCGGGCGCTGGCAATGGCCCGTATTACGATATATTCCGAGATTCCGCATCGCCAGCCGCAAGCGACGGACTCGGCGGAATGCTCTGGTATGGTAGCAATTCTGGCGCCACCAAAACCAACTACGCCTATATTACGGGGACAATAACCGATCCAACAGCCGGAACAGAAGACGGGCAGCTTAATTTTGCAAGGATGCTGGCTGGCGCGCTTGTTATCGGCATGACGATTGGAACGACAATCCAGATGACCGTCGCACTTGGTGTCACTGGCAACATCACCAGTTCGGGGAATATCCTCTCGACCGGTACTGGCATTGGCTACGCCACGGGCGCAGGCGGTGCAGTTACGCAGGCGACGAGTAGGTCTACAGGAGTCACGCTGAATAAGCCCAGCGGAGCAATCACGCTCTTTACCGCGGCCGGGTCCGCCACCCCGACAACCTTCACCGTCACAAACTCCAGTGTTGCTGCAACAGATACAATTTCGCTGAGCATAAAGTCAGGTGCGTCAAACACATACTTCTATTTTGTGACGGCGGTTACGGCGGGCAGCTTCAGCATCACATTCTGGACCACGGGCGGAACTACCTCTGATACGCCCGTGATCAACTTCAACGTGATCAAGGGTGTTGCGTCCTAACGGAACTTCCGTCGCCTTGCAATGAAGGCGGCGCAAGTCACTTATCCTTTCGCATCCTCTCCTGAAAATCGCAACTGAAAGGAGCCGCTTATGAGTAATCTCTACCGATGGATACGTGCCGAGTTCACACGCAGCACGCAGATCAACGCACGCGAACCACTGTGAGGCAATCAAAAATGGATAAATACTACGTCTATCGACCGCTACTCGACCTCATCGGTTTTACCGAGGGTACGGATAAGGGGCGCAAATACAACGAGACGCTGGCGTATGGAGCATACACCGGCGGCGATGTGAAACTCACTGCTATGACGCTCGATGAGATCGATGCGCTGCAGACGAGGATGCTGAAGCACCCGAAGAACAAGCTGCGCAGCTCGGCGCTCGGCCGCTACCAGATCATCAGGACGACGCTGCGCACGCTGCGTAAGACGCTCGACCTCACGGGCAATGAGTTGTTCGATGGCGACATGCAGGATCGTTTTGCTTGCGTATTGCTCGGGCAACGGGGCATTGATAAATATCTCGCCGGGAGGCTGAAAGAAGATACCATGATGCTCAATCTTGCAAAGGAGTGGGCGAGTCTGCCCACGCCGGCCGGGAAAGGTTTCTATGGCGGACAGCACGCTGCGGTGTCAGCGCAGCGTGTGCAGCAGACGCTTGGTGAAGTGAAGAAGCGCCATCGTGAAGGGCAGCCGGGGCCAAAGGAAACCGTTCCGGAGAAGGTGGAAGAGAAGGTAAAAGAAAAGACAAGCTTCTGGCAATGGCTTATGGGACTCTTTTCTTCCGGCGCCCTTGGGCTTGGCTGGCTGAATGGGCTTGAGCCGTGGGCAATTGTAGCCTTTGGTGGTGTTGTTATCGCTGCAATGGTTGTTGTCTTTGTGTTGCGAAGGCAGATTATTGGGGCAGTCAAGCAAGTGCGCGCGGAGCTTGAAGGATGATCCTCAACAAACTTTCACTCATTGCGGGGTTTGTTGTCGGTGCGCTCACTGTGGGCAGTGGTTCATATCTTTTTGGCCACTATCGCGGTGCGAGTGCCGGATATGATCGAGCAATCGCCGAACGCGCGGCGGCGACAGAGCGCGCCGAACTGGAAAGAAAGGACGATGACGCAAAGCTTCAGACTTTATCTGACTATGACCTGTGTGTCGCTAGCCTTGCTGGTGATGGGTTGTCAGTCGAGCCCTGCGAACAACTGCGCGGGATTTCAAAAGAATAACCTCAACCCGGCCGGGCGCATAGCGCTTATTCAGGCCGACCGAAGTGGAGCGGAACGTGTATTCGGAAACGATCGCAACGGGCAGCGGCTTAAGTGCTGGAAATAAGGGCAGGGCAGTGGCTGTAAATCTCAATGAAATTCACAGATTGGTGGGTGAACTCGACGGAACTGTGAAAGGGATTGAAAACAGTCTTCAGGATTTGAGGAAGGACATCGCAGACTTGGAGAAGAATAGTGCAACAAGCCGCGCCAATGTGCACCGGAGGCTGGATGAAGTGGTGCTGCGCACGGCGACGCTTGAGACGGAGGTGTCGCAGGTGAAAATCAAGATTGAGGATATTGGTGTTATCACGGATAACGTCAGAGAACTCAGTCAGAAGGCGCAGGGGGCCGGCTTGCTTGGCAAAGCACTGCTTCGGATTGGTATCGCGCTTATTACCATTGCCGGCTGGTTGTTTGGAGTTTATCAATATTTCAGCGGCGGTCGCTAAGTCGGAGTGCCATTGGCGCGGAAGGCGTTACCGTGTGATCCAATCTCAACTGTTAGTAGCTTTGCGTTCTGCATAACTTCAATAATCCAACGTATTTTTTCAGCCGGCACACGCTGACCAAGGTAAGCAACGAGGCGGTCCTCCGGGATCGCTTTGTTACTCTTGATTTGTTCTTGGTAGATATAGTACCAGGCATCCTTCATGATGGAACTATCCCCACCAGTATTCATTGCCTTAAAGATTTCTGGCATGGCAGACTCGGCTTCGATAAGCCAATCAAGCGCCTGTTGGAAGTGTTCCACTGTGATGACAAAATCGTCTTGAGTTGCGGCGGATGCTACTTGCATCAGTTTCATAAGATGCGCCGGGCGGCGTGTGTTATAGTGCTGCAACTTCGGGTGCATCGGGGCCGTTACTTTGTGTGTCTCCTGATAGAATTGATCGATCAGTTTTGCGGCCTCGGGGGTGAAGCGAAACTCCCCATACATCGAGCCGATCAGCTTAAGATCGGATATTATCTTTTCCCAAAGAGATACGTCTGCTTTGGTCTTTGACCAAAGGGAGCCCCGAACGACGGTGCCAGAGTAGACAAGAATGGCGCGGGATAGGAAGCCCTGTTCCCAGGCAACTTCGGGGATGATGCTAGAAAGGTACCCCGGCTGGGTGCCGGCGAGGATGTTTAACTGCGGCCGTTTGATATCAGCGTTATGCTTTGCGTTGCGGCGCTTTTCGGAATAGGGGTGGCAATCGTAGATGTCGGTGAGCTTACTCATAAACTCGAGTTCATACCCCGGCAAGAGAACGCCAAGCTCGTTTGAAACGACATAGAGGGAATTGTATTCGTAGGCCCCGGCATTTGGGACGGAGCGGTATCGCTGCGCTTCTGCCAACTCTTCAATGATTGTGGCGCGGGTAACGGAACTGGAGGCAAGCTTGTGGTCTTTAAGCTCCTTCATCATACGCCATACTAGAGAAGTTAGGACAGTCTTTCCAACTGCCGGCGGCGCTACAAGGAATATATAGAGATTTGGATAGAGTACACCCACCGATGTCTCTATCCACACTTTCCGCTCCAAAGCAGCCGCCACCAAAGATATCCCCGCCCAGCGGCGGAATATTGCTGGTGATGAAACGAGATTGGTATACTGCTCGAAGCTTTCAATCCAATCAGGGAGCTGTCGCATTATCGACCGGTTATTGTCAGGCGCTGCTTTTCATTCTTGCGGTCGTCGGCCTTGGTCGGGGAATATTTAATTAGACCGAGTTCATTTTCAATACTCCCGTCTTTGTTCACAATTTGATCGGCCCAGTTAAAGCCGATCTTGGCCTCATTTGGAACGCAAAACTCACGATCCTTCTTGAGCGTTAATGGCGCCCGGCCGAGTTCAAGCAGTTCTGGGACCGCGTCTTCAGTCATGTCCTCCGGCACCTGCATGAGAAGGGAGTCGTGAACTTGGCAAAGGAGCTGCATTTTGGAGGCAAACTTGTGGCCGCGGATGCCGGCTTTCCAAAGCTGGATCATGGCCTTGTTCACGGCGTCGGCGGTCATTGACTGGCCGGAAAAAGCAACGGCTTCACGATGTGTTTGTGAGTCGTCCGCGCGGCCGAAGAAGAACCGTCTGCGGCCGTGGAGGTTGGTGATTTGGGCGTAGTCTTTAATTTGCTGAATGACCCACCCGTGAAAAGCGGGGATGCAGGCGAAGGCCTCGAAATAGCGATGCTGGAAGTTGGCGATTATCGGCGTCGGCATCTTAGTGTGCATTGCCATTGTGTGTGGTTGGCCGAGGTAGTTGGTGCCGTGGCCGAGCTTCTTCGCGGTTTGGCGATAGGAGTCCTGACGGTAGAAGAGCTGCTCGGCAACCTTTTTGAACTCTTTAAGTGGTGCTCCCTCCCCCGGCCAATTAAGGTTGGTCCACGTCATACGGGAAACAGTGGTATGAAGATCGCCCGACTCGCACGCATCGAGGTATGATCCGGCGAAGGCTTCCCCAAACTGTTCAACAAAAACCTCCCAACAGAACGCGCCGAGGTTGCGCGAGTCGCCCTGTTCCAGATCGATGTTGATGAACTTCATTCCCTCGTCAGGGATGAAGATGGAACGGAGCGAGCGGTCGATGTTCTGTTGGTTTGTTCCAGTTCCGAACTCACTTTCACTAGAACTGAGTCGCCCGGTATTAGTACCAGCGATGTTAAAATTCGCCCGCATCCGTCCGTCAGGGTCAATACCTGTTCGGAGGAACTGTAGTTTCTTATCAAACTCCCGTAGGGCGATGACGTGATTGATAATTGGGATTGCCCAAAAATTGAACTGGAGTTTTTCCAGAGCGTCGCGATTAACCGTCGGAACATAGATGCCATTTGCGTTTCGCTTCTTGACTGGTTTGAGGCCGAGCACGCCGTAGAGTATATGCTTCATCTGCGTATCGGAGCGGTAATTGATTTCGAGACCAAACGCCTCACGGAACAATCGGCCGAGGCGGTTGGAAATGAAGTTGTGCTTTTCCTCAAATTCGCGACGGACGCTATCGCGACGGGCGAGATCAACGCGGATGCCCCGCATTGACATTTCGAGGATTGGGGCGCGAAGATCGAGGGATCGTTGATAGATGAGAGCGGTTGGCTCGTCAAGTTGCTCAAGCAACTGGTTGAGGATTTCCAGTGTGACGCAGCAGTCGAGGCCGTTGTACATCCACTCACGCTCGTTGTGAGTTAGACGATCGAGATCGGCCTCGCTGATATAATCGGCGGTGTTAATGATTTTCACAGCGGCACTACCGTGTAGGTGGAAGAAAGGAAATCGAAGTGGACTACCATTGGAATTAGTCCTTTGGCTTTTGCGAAATCGATCTCGGCGCTTACACCTACACTATTAACCCACGCACCCTGAGGATCGTTGTAAATCCAGAACTCATCCGCGCGAGCGATCATCCACTTGTTGTACTCACTCCAAAACTCGAAGTCGTGGCGGAGGTTAAACGCCTGTGCGAGGGGATAGCAGTGGATGATGGGTGAATATACCATCTTACCTTCGTTGAGGAGTTTTGCTGTTACATAGCAAATACGCTCGAAACGCTCGTGCATGACCTTGCGGTCGAAGTGGGAGTGGGCGGAGGCTAGGTAGATCATCATTTGCTCCCGCAAAGTTTTGCGTATCCAGCGATGTCGTCCCAATGGTCATGGAAATCAGCCTGGCCCGCTATGATGCGACCGATCTTGTGGACAATCATGTCGAGAGACTCAAGCTGAGTATCTTCCAAGGTCAACTGGCCACGCTCTACTCGTTTGCGCATTTCATCGTGCATCACCGCTTTAAGCCGCTGTGTAATCCGCGCATGATCAGCGAAATCACCATGAGTCTTACCACGTTCTTGCAGTACCTGCGCAATGTCCATTTCAGTCTTCCTTCTTCACCGTATGTTTCGGCCGCATGAACTTCCAACTCAATTCATCGGTATAGACACTCCCCATGAAGGCGAGACTCTTCTCCATTTCTGGCTGCATCGCGTGGTGGAGGAGCATGATATCATCACTCGCATATGTGACCGGAATGCCGTAGGACATAAGGAGGAATTTCATATCGTAGTTGAAATTCTGACCCACAATCCTCGACTTTCGAAGCGCGCAAATATGACGTATCCACTCCCATACCGCAACTTCAGTATGAAGGTCGCCCCAATAGCACTTATCAGCTTTTGTCTCGTCTGTGATAGGAACGACGAGGCAACGATCCTCGGATGGCGCAAAGCCGATACAAGTGATTTGATTACCGGCGGTCTCAATGTCGATGGAGAGTGAGTCTGCGGGTGTAATGAATTGTCGTTCGAAGCTGAGTAGATCATCGTAGGAGGGCTCGATGTGGATGAAGCGTTGTGGCCGCCGGACCTCGGGGAAGAGGGCTTCGCGGGCGGCCTTCTGGAGATCGGCGATCAGGACGGGGTATAGATTGTACTGACGGAGGATCGCAGTCGGGTGATAAGTGGGAATGACTTTAAAGGAGTTAAAGCCAACGGAAGCTGCGCCGCGTATTCGTTTGATGCCGGAGGTTCCCAATAACGCCCAGGCCGCGGTGGCTCCCATAGCAACGACCACTGTCGGATTGAAATGGAGGAGCTCTCGCTCCAAACGATCCAATTCCCCGGCGAACTCATTTCGGATAAACTTGCCTCGAAGGATGCTCGGACGATTTGGTATTGCAGTAGCCTTCGGGCCAGTAAGGTTCTTAATGTCATTGGTCGGCCTCGGCCGGAGATTGAAGACATTCGTGACAAGACACTTGCTGCGCTCGATGCCAGTCACTGCAAGGCAATGGTTGAGGAAGCGGCCGGTCGGGCCGACGAACGGGAGGCCCTCGGCCTCCTCAGCCTCACCCCAAGCCTCGCCGACAAGCGCAATGCGGGGTTCACAGGTCGAGGTCAATTTGTCCATCTTCCTTGCTCCGCCATTCTTCAACCGCCGCCGCGTGAAATTCAGGGTTTTTCTCCAGCCCGAGCACCGTCTTCGCCCCCATATCCAATGCGGCGCGAACGGCGGAACCACTGCCGCAGGTGGGATCGAGCATGATTGTGTGCTCGTCCACTGTCATTCGCATAAAGTGCTTGAGCATCTGGAGGGATTTCTGGCTCATGTGAATGGTCTTCACTACCAGGGCAGCGAAGCAATTGGCGACAGGCTGCACCACCTTGCGGTCGCCTCGTGCGCAGAGGAAGGCGGTCTCGTAGACGCGGCGCGGACCCCGTGCGGGATCGGGAAGGATGCCCGTGTTATCATCCTTGAACCAAATCAATGGATAGGGATTGACACGCCAGCCCATTTGCTCAAGGGCGAGTCGTGTTTCTGTGTGGAAATCCATTGCGTACCAGAAAATCATATGAGCACTGTCGGCGACGAGGCGCTCCATATTATCGCCCAGCGCGGCGACAAGGGTCCAATAGATGTCGGGGCTGTCGGCATAGCCACGATAGAATTTAGCCGCACCCTGATGGTGTTTGTCCGCGTTGACTCCATAGGGGAAATCGCAGTGAAGGAAGTTAAAGCGCGGCCCGTCATAGCTGGGCGCCCACTCGTGGAAGTCGGCGTTGATAAGTGGAACACTTGTCTCAATTATCTCTGCAATCGGATCGGGACCGGCTGGTTCAGCCGACTCACCGCCGGAGATAACACGGACAATGTTTTCAGCTTCAGCCGCCTGCCGCCGTTCATCCGCCCGCGCGACAATATTACGGGCGACGGAGAATTTATCTGCGGCGAGTACAAGCTCGTTGCCGCGTTCCATTTCAGCAACAATGGAAATGCGCTGGTAGATGGCGCCGGAACTCATAGAAAGTTCGGCGGCCGTTAGTGCCACAGTGTGTTCGGGGTTATCTGCTAGGCGAAGGTTGTGGTAGTTTACCACAGCGCGGCACTCGTCCTTCCATGGCAGCTCCATCCGCTTGATGTTCTCTTCAAGCTCAAGGAGCTGAAGTTGGTGGGCGGTGAGATCTTCACGCGTTTGGGTTGGAATTGTATCCCAGCCAAGGGAGCGGCACGCTTCGAGGCGGCGCTCACCGGCGATGAGTTCCATTGCGTCGTTAATGACGACTGCATTGATGAGGCCGATCTGGCGGATCGAGGATGCAAGCTCCTCGATGTTCTTTAGTTCGCGTCGTTGGCGGTTGTCGCGGTCGATGATGATGGAAGAGATGGGGACGTTGCGGTACATCGAGCGGCCTATTTATTGAGTGCAGTTTTCTTGTACCAAGTCTGATCATGCCAATGTTTGGTACGAAGTCCTGCTTCATAACCAATCTTAACACCAAGACGATTGAGATAGTTCCAACCATTCCAGCGATCAACAAGACCGTCTTCAACTAAAATATCTCGATCCATCTTTGAGACTAGATTACCGTCCCAAATAGGACCATAACAAAAGAGCTGCATAAGCACTTCATTCTTTTCGTATTTGGTATACTGTTCCATTGTAATTCCTCGCGAGGTGGGGAGAGCCGAAGCTCTCCCCAGTATCGATCAGCTGAGCGGCATTGTGGACTTGACGTCGGCGAAGAAGTTCTCGGGATTGCGGGTGTCGGGGCGCAGGCCGACTTCGACCTGGCACTGACAACCCTTGCACATTCCGAGCAGCTCCATCAGCGACTTGTTCGCGTCGAGCTTCAAGTGATCGACGAGGAAGTTGCGGAGGTTCCACTCCTCTCTCTGGAAGGCGGCCTCGCTTTCCGGGGCGGTGTTGAAGATGAACGACTTGCGGACGCGAACGCCCTTGGCCCCGCCGAACTTCTTCAACTCTGCCGTGTCTACGTCGTCCAGTGCCTGAACACCCTGGAACGAGACATCGATGATCTCGAACTCGCCCTTGTCGGACGACCGCTTCTGAACCTGCGGGTTGTCGATGATCATCATGACATAGTTGCCCACCGGCGGAAGCGGGGGCTTCTCGATGGTGGAGGCTTTCTTGTTTGCAATTTCTGCGAAAGACGGCATGGATGGTTCTCCTTGGTTTGCCGGTTACTGGCTCTTCAGTTGCTCGAACAGGGTAGCCATTCCTGTTTCGAGAGGAAGCTCCTTGCTGATTGCAAAAGGCTTCTCATTCTTGAGGTCGAGCATACCGTTGGTGACGGTGCGGATCACTCGGCGGGCGGTATCACCCCGCCCGGTAAGCTCGGCGAGGACGAAGTTGTTGAAAAAGGAGGGAATGATCGGGCCGATAGCGCTGCCGATCGCGTTGGCGAAACCTTTCGTCTCAGTCTCATTGTATTTGATGTGAGTGCAAACGATGACGTTGGTGCGGAAGCTCTCGCTGGTGAGGTTTTGGAGGAAGGCGATGATGGCATCCTGCGCGAGCTTGTATATCTGCCGGTTGTCGGCGATGGTAGGATTGAGGCGGCGCTGCCACGCGAAGCTGGCTTCGCCAAGTCGGGTGAGACTGTCGATGACGAGGATAGTATCGGCACCCCACTCGGCCGGATTGGAGTCATCGTCGGGCCACTTGTCCAGCGCTTTCATTGTGTTGATGTATGCGGTGGGTGCGCCCTGCACAGCTATGCCGGCGGGGGTAGTGTTGTATTTGTCTCGGTAAGAGACAATTTCCACATTGTCGATTTTCTCCGGGCACTCGTGGAGGACGTACTGCTTGAGGATGCCGAAGCCGTTATCGAGGTCGATCATCTTGATCTTGTAGCCGGCTTTGACGAGGGAGACAAGGCTGCCGGTTTTGCCGGCGCCGGAATTGCCGACGTAGAGAATGCGGATGAAGTCACTCTCACTGTTGGCTTGAGACATTTTAGGCATCATTGGACTCCAATTGCGAAAGCGGAAAGCGAATGAACGGTCTTGATACTGACAGTTCCTCGAAGATGATCCTCGAAAGCGCAAAGCTGCGCACGGCTTTCCGGTTGTTGTCCATGCCGCTGATGAACCAACCAGGCTGATAGCCATACTCTGGCCGCGTAAAGAAATCCAGCGACATAGGGGTGACGTCGCGAAGTTCGCATTCTCCCCTGTGGTTGAGATACATGAATCTAATTGGTTGGATGGTCTGCATCATTGGACTCCAATTGCGTTGCGAGAATTGCGAGCATGTCGGCGGAAACCTGAAGCAGGATGGACCAGCCAATTTGGCCGACCTTCGCGCAGTGGCCTTGAAGACGCATCAGCTCGGTACGCACGGCGC